CCCTCTCCGGCGGGGTGGGGGGCGTCCTCGGCCCCGTATCGGGTCCACGATCCCGGGGGCAAAACGAAGAGACTTCCCGAGTCCGCCCGAGCCGCCGGAGCCCGGTTGGCAGGACCGGATCTGGGAGAAGGCCGAGAGGGAGAAGGCGAAGGCCCGCAACTGGCTGGCCCGCCACCCGGAACTCGGTCTGTCCGTATAACTGACGAAGGAGCCGCCCATGGCTGGTTACGATCTCGGAACTGCGTGGATCCAGGTTGCGATCTCCACGAACAAACTGCAGTCGCAGATCCGCGAGGCCATGGGCGGCGTGGACACGCGGCCCGCCGAGAACCGGATCGTCGGTGGCCTGGGCGGGGCGTTCAAGCAGGTCGGGAAAATCGCGGCCACCACGCTGACCACGGCGGCTACGATCGGCACGGGTCTGCTGTTCGGCGACATAGCGAAGCAGGCAATCGACGCCAGCGACGCGACGAACAAGTTCGCGAACACGCTCAAGTTCGCGGGCAAGTCGTCCGAGGAAGTCAAGCAACTGAGCGCGTCCGTGAAGGACTACGCGGACAAGACCGTCTACGGGCTCGGCGACATACAGAACATAACGGCTCAGCTCGCGTCCAACAACGTCGCGAACTACGACAAGCTGGCTGAGGCCGCGGGCAACCTGAACGCGGTGGCTGGTGGAAACGCCGAGACTTTCAAGTCGGTCGGCATGGTTCTGACTCAGACCGCCGGTCAGGGCAAACTGACGACGGAGAACTGGAACCAGTTGTCCGACGCGATCGCCGGTGCGTCCGGCCCGCTGCAGGAGCAGATGCTCAAGAACGGCGCCTACACGGGGAACTTCCGTGACGCCATGCAGAAGGGCGAGATCACCGCCGAGGAGTTCAACCAGGCGATCATGCAGCTGGGCATGACGGACGTCGCCAAGGAGGCGGCCACGTCGACCCAGACGATCGAGGGCGCGTGGGGAAACCTCGAGGCGGCTCTGGTCTCGGGCGGCATGAGCGTCCTGGACCGGATCAAGCCCGCGCTCACCGGGTTCATGAGCCAGATCGCGACCGGCTCGGAGACGGCCTTCGGCTGGATCAACGACAAACTGATCCCGGGGATCGGCGCGGTCTGGGACGTCCTGGCGCACGGCCAGTTCGACGGGTCCAGCAAACTGTTCGGACTCGAGGAGGACAGCGGGGTCGTCGACTTCCTGTTCAAGATCGGCGAGTCCGCCCGGGCTGCGGGTGGCTGGATCACCGGCACGCTCATGCCCGGCCTGCAGGGCGTCGCGTCGATCCTGTTCTCCGGGGACTACCAGGGACCGGACAAGTTGTTCGGACTCGAGGAGGACAGCGGCCTGGTCGATTTCCTGTTCCGGATCCGGGACGGCGCGATGGCCGCCGGGGAGTGGATCAACAACACGCTAATCCCGTCGGTCCAGGGGCTGGCGTCTCTGGTCTTCACCGGGGACGCGAGCAAGCCGATCCTGGGGATCAAGCCGGACTCGGCGCTCATGGGTTTCTTCGAGGGACTGCGCGACGCGGTCAGTAAGGCCGTGGACGCGGCCTTGAAGTTCTCCGGCTGGGTGATTGATAACAAGGGCGTGCTGTCGACTCTGGGGGTCACGATCGGCACGGTCGTGGCCTCGTTCTACGCCCTGAACACGGCGACCAAGACGATGGCGGCGATCCAGTCCGCCGGCAGTCTGCTGCAGTTCGTGGCCGGGCTGAACTCCATGAAGCGGGCCGTCGATCTGGCTAAGGGCGCGCAGGCGGCGTTCAACGTCGTGATGAACGCGAACCCGATTTTCCTGGTCGTGACCGCGATCGCCGCGGTCGCCGCCGGTCTGGCCTGGTTCTTCACGCAGACCGAGACGGGTAAGAAGGCGTGGGCGTCGATCACCGCCGAGTTCCGGAAGTTCCTGGACTGGATCGCGCCCTACTGGGACGCTACGATCAACGCGCTCGGTTCCACGTGGAACACGGTCTGGGGCGCGGTCAGCGGATTTTTCACGTCCTATGTCGTGCCGGTGATCTCCGGCGCGGTCTCCGTCCTGAGCACGGTCTGGTCGACTCTGAGCACCGCAGTCTCCACCGTGTGGAACGGGATCAAGACCGCGATCAGCGGCGTGGTCGGCTGGATCTCCTCCTGGGTCGGTCCGGTCCTGTCCGGAGTCTGGACCGGGATCAAGGTCGGCGTGTGGATCCTGGCCACGGCGGTCTCGCTCTACTTCCAGGCGTGGAAGTTCGCGATCTCCACCGTGGTCGACTGGATCATGACGTACGTGGCTCCGGTCCTGTCGACCGTGTGGGAGGGGATCAAGGTCGGAGCCCGCGCTCTGTGGGCCGGGATCGTCTGGGTCTGGGACGGGATCAAGGCGGCCGCGTTCGTCGTGGTCGGCTGGTTCCAGACCTACGTGCAGCCTGTCCTGTCTCTCGTGTGGTCGGGGATCCAGGTCGGCGCGCAGCTGCTGTGGACTGCCATGCAGTGGGTCTGGTCGGGGATCCGCACGGCCGTGTCTCTGGTCGTGGCCTGGTTCCAGGCGTACGTGCTTCCTGTCCTGTCGCTGGTCTGGGACGGGATCAAGGCCGGGGCTCAGCTCCTGTGGACTGGGATCACGACGATCTGGAACGGGATCAAGTCGGTCGTGCTCACGGTCGTCTCCTGGTTCCAGACCTACGTGTCTCCCACGATCTCCACGGTCTGGAACGGAATCAAGGCCAGCACCGACCTGTTGTGGGGCGGACTGAAGACCGTGTGGAACGGAATCAAGTCGACGATCAACTCGGTCGTCAACTGGTTCCAGAACACGGTCAAGCCGATTTTCGACACCGTGACCTCGAACATAAAGAGCGCGTTCGAGACCATGAAGTCCGGGATCCAGACCGTGTGGGACGGCGTGAAGTCGGTCGCCGCCAAACCTATCAATTTCATAATCAACACGGTCTACCGGGACGGGATCAAGAAGACGGCCGACTCTATCGCGGACAAGCTCGGGCTGGGGCTGCGACTCCCGTCCGTCTCCGGGATCCCCGGGTACGCGTCCGGTGGTGTCCTGCCCGGATACACGCCCGGGCGTGACGTCTATCACTTCTACAGCCCGGACGGCGGCGGGGCGCTGGCCCTGTCTGGCGGCGAGGGAATCATGCGACCCGAGTGGGTTCGCGCCGTAGTTCGTGCAGGTATTCCGGTTGTCGCACACGTCGGTTTCACCCCGCAGTCGGAGCATGCTCTCGGGGGTTTCCGGGTGCAGGGCCGCGGCGAAAAAAGCGATGCCGTTGTTGCGGATGCACGCGCCCTCGCCGAAGCTGGCGCATTCTGTGTGCTTCTCGAAATGGTGACTACAGAGACCGCGCGCCGCGTTGATCAGGCGGTGGGCGCAGTCCCTACTATCGGTATCGGCGCAAGCAACGTCACTACCGGTCAGGTGCTTGTCTGGCAAGACGCTATGGGAATGCGCGAGGGCAAACTCCCCAAGTTCGTCAAACAATTCGCGCAGATCGGTTCGCTTCTTGAGGATGCGGCACGTGCCTACCGCGCCGAGGTGCGCTCGGGTGAGTTCCCCGCCCAAGAACACACTTTTGAGTAGGATCTCCTCAGAAAAACCGTCTTAGGGAGCAGCGGAAAATCTACAAAGCACAAGAGCCAGCCTCACGCGCGGTGAGTCTGGCTCTTAAGATTTGCGCGGAAATCGGCTAGTCCTGATTGTCCCATTCTTCGTTACGCTTCTGTGCCGTTTCCATGGCTTTTTCGGCCTCTTCGCGTGTCGCATAAGGACCCCACAGGTGGGTAATCTTACTCTGCTGCCCTTCTTCTACCTGCCCAGTAAAGGTGTTGTACCAGTACTGCACCGGGTGCGGACCGGGGGTGATGTCTTTGGTAATGCTCATTATTCTCCTTCAGCTTGCCTGCGCTTTGATGACAGAAAACTACGCAGGTTCTTTATGTCCTTCACGGTAGCACCTTTTACACCCTCATGCGCCGTCTTTCACCAATTTTCGTCAACTTTAAGGCCCTGCGCACGCATGGCGAAAAATATTCTGCGTATATGGAAAAAGGTTCGGGTTTTGTATGGGGTACCTAGCGATACACCGGTGTTCTGCCGGTAAGATAATTTTATGGCTACTTCTCATAATCTTCCCGCAGAACCGGGGGCCCCGCCCACACGGGG